CGTGGAGGAATTTATCAAAATTCAGGTGGAAATTTGAATATTACTCATGAGTATGATCAATCTACTTCTTTTAGAGTTGCTTTATTAATATAAAATTTATTTTAAAAAGAAAACAAAAGGATAAAACGTAAAGTAAGCGTAATGCATTTCATATAAGTAAAAATTCCAAGTACTATTATAAGAGACATTTAAAATATTCGACTAAAAAATATGGCTATCCACCATTTCTCCTTTCAAGAGATCTCTCTGATCATCCGATTTTAGAGATTTAGAATATTTAAATGTCTCTTATAATAGTACTTGGATTTTATTTTAAAAAGCACGAGGTACAAAATACAATGGAAGAACGTAATATAAGTCAACATGGAGTTGTTACCTCAATTTATTTTGATGTTGTTTCGGGTTGGGACAAGTGGTTTTTATTGATGGCAGATAATCATTTTGATTCTTTTTATTGTAATCGCGAATTAATGACTAGCCATTTCGAAGAAGCAAAAGATCGAAAAGCCCATATTATGATTTTAGGAGATTGGTTTGATGCTATGCAAGGGCATTTTGATCCTCGTCGATCTATGGCTGAATTAAGACCAGAATATAGAAGAGATGATTATTATGATTTTGTAGTACAAGATAGTCGAGACTATTTATTACCATATGCACATTTAATTGATGTAATGTCTGATGGTAATCATGAAATAGCGGTTCTTAAAAATGCAAATACTGGACTTATGGATCGATTAGTATTTACATTAAACGATAAAACAAGTAGTAAAATAGTACATGGGGGATATGGTGGTTGGATTAGATTAATGTTTGATTGTTATGGATCAAAAGTAAGTAAAAGAATAAAATATTTTCATGGATCTGGTGGAGATGCACCAGTAACAAGAGGCGTAATACAGACAAATCGTCAAGCAGTTTATCTTCCAGATGCTAATATAGTAGTAAATGGTCATAGTCATAATCAATATTATTTAACAATATCCAGAGAACGATTAAATATGCATGGAAATTTATATTTTGATTTGCAACATCATATTAGAATTCCAGGATATAAACAAGCTTATGGAGATGGATCAACTGGTTGGGAAGTAACAAGGGGGGCACCACCAAAACCTATAGGTTCTATGTGGATACGATTTTATTATGAAAAAAATGATATAAAAATTCAAGTTATATCTAATATTACTGGGGGAGAACCAATATCATTAAATAGTACTGATTTATATAGTGGACCAATTTATAATAATGAGGAAGAAGGAGAATAAATGGACGCACCCAAGAAGGTTACTAAACGGTCAAAAAGTCTCGGTGCTCCCGGTAAAACAGTAGAAGCACGAGAAAATCAACTAATAAATCTTGCTGTTGATTTAGCCGAAAAGCAACTTTCTGAAGGATCAGCATCTTCTCAAGTTATTACGCACTATTTAAAACTTGCCTCCACAACAGAGCGTTTAGAAAAAGAAAAACTATCTAGAGAGAATGAACTTTTAAAAGCAAAAACAGAAGCTCTTCAATCAGCAAAGAAAATAGAAGAACTTTATTTAAACGCTCTGAATGCTATGCGTTCATATAGTGGAAGAGAAGAGGAGAATGTTAATACGGATGATCTCGAAGGTTAGATCTTATAGCGAGTTAGAAAATTTAAAAACATTTAAAGAACGATATGAATATCTTCGTTTAAAAAGGGTTGTTGGAAAATCCACCTTTGGTTATGATAGATATTTAAATCAAATGTTATATAAATCAAGACGATGGAGACAAAGTCGAGATGAAGTAATTATTAGAGATGAGGGCTGTGATCTTGGAATAAAAGATTATTTAATAACGACACAAATTCTTATTCATCACATGAATCCAATTACTCAAGAAGATATTGCGAATGGAAAAGATATTATTTATGATCCCAATTTTTTAATTTCTACAACTCCATCAACTCATCTTGCAATTCATTATGGGGATGAGTCATTGCTTGCAAAACCACCAGTAATTCGCCATCCTGGTGATACTATTCCCTGGCGATAAAATAGAAAGGAGGTATTTGTATGCCTGAACCCGAACCCGAACCCGAACCCGAACCCGAACCGGAGCCAATTGAAGTAGGGGATAGTATATTATATACTGTTAAAAGAGCATTAGGCGTAGAACTTGAATATACAGGTTTTGATACTGACATTCTTATGGGGATTAATACCTCTATAATGTCCTTGATGCAACTTGGTGTTGGATCAGAAGAGACTGAAGTTGTAACTGATGATTCTGCAGAGTGGTCAGACTATCTTGGTGAAGGTATAAATGTTCAAGCTGCAAAAACTTATATAGTTCTTAAAACTCGTCTTTTATTTGATCCGCCAAGTTCTTTTGTAATAGAAGCAATTAATAAACAAATTGAAGAAATTAGTTGGCGTTTGGTAGTCCAAACAGAAACTCCAGTAGTAGAATAGGAGAATAATATGGAAGAAAAAGACATTTTAAAACATGTTGGCGTTCTTGGTATGAAATGGGGAACAAGACGTGCTAGAGTAACCAGTTCTGAGCATTCAGAAGCACGAGATTTGAGAAAAAAGAAACTTCGCGAATTAAGTAATGATGAAATAAGAAAAGTAGCAACTCGTCTTGGTCTTGAAAAACAATATAAAGATCTTAATCCCGGTCATGTTGCCCGCGGTGCAAAAGCAATAGATAGAACCATTGCTACAATTGGAAAAATAGCAGCATCAGCCACCACCATAATTGCCGTAGCAAAAGGAATCCAAAAAGCAGTAGAAGTTGTTCAAAAACATAAGAATTTATTACCAGTAGACTTTGAGATATAAGGAGAAATATAATGGACATTGATGAAGAAAAATATATCGAACATGTTGGCACTCTTGGTATGAAGTGGGGTGTTCGAAATAATAACCGGGCTAGTCGCAAAGCAGAAACAAAATCTTCGGCTTTTCGAAAATTTGGATTTAATAAAGATGCAAATCGTATGGCTCAAAAAGCAGCTAAGCATCGAGACAAAGCCCAAAAACTTGTAAAAAAAATAGCAGCAGCAAAACAAAATAAAGAAAAACTAGCAGTGTATAAACAAACAGAACGATATAAAATTGATAAACTTAAAGTTACTGTTCTCCTTGGTGCTGTGGCTACAGCGTTTATATTTTTATACGAAAAAGGCAATTAAGGTTTAAAATATGCCCCTATCAAATACTGCCATTCCCAAATATTATGAACGATTTCGTGAAAAAGTAATACAAGGCGAGATTCCAGTTTGTAAAGAAATTTCTCTTGAAATGAATAGGATTGATCAATTAATAGAAAATCCTGGAGTCTTTTATGATGAGGACATGGTAGAGGGATTTATTCGTTATTGTGAAAAGGAACTTACTTTAACGGATGGTAGTAATTTGATTTTGCTTGATAGTTTTAAACTCTGGGCTGAACAAATTTTTGGTTGGTATTATTTCGTTGAAAGAAGTGTTTATGAACCAGCACCAGATAATCGAAATGGTCGTTATGTTCGTAAAATGATAAAAAAACGGCTCATCAATAAACAATATTTAATTGTCGCTCGTGGAGCAGCCAAATCGATGTATGCTTCTTGTATACAAAACTATTTTTTAAATGTAGATACATCAACAACTCATCAAATTACTACTGCTCCAACAATGAAACAAGCAGAAGAAGTTTTATCTCCAATACGAACAGCCATTACTCGTGCGAGAGGACCTCTTTTTCAGTTCTTAACAGAAGGATCTTTACAAAATACTACTGGTTCACGAGCAAATCGTCTAAAATTAGCATCTACAAAAAAAGGAATTGAGAATTTTCTTACTGGATCTTTATTAGAAATACGTCCAATGGCTATTGATAAACTTCAAGGTTTAAGACCAATGATCGCAACAATTGATGAATGGTTATCTGGTGATATTCGCGAAGATGTTGTTGGCGCTATAGAACAAGGTGCTTCTAAACTTGATAATTATTTGATTGTGGCTATGAGTTCAGAAGGAACGGTTCGTAATAGTAGTGGTGACACAATTAAAATGGAATTAATGGACATTTTAAAAGGCGAATATATAAATCCCCATGTTTCCATATGGTATTATAAACTTGACGAAATTGAAGAAGTAAATAATCCAAGAATGTGGCTAAAAGCAAATCCTAATTTAGGAATAACTGTTACTTATGAAACCTATCAATTAGATGTAGAAAGAGCAGAAAAAATACCAGCCGCAAGAAATGATATTCTTGCAAAAAGATTTGGTATTCCTATGGAAGGATATACATATTTCTTTACATATGAGGAAACACTTCCACATAGACGCAGAGATTTTTGGTCTCAACCATGTTCTCTTGGATTTGATCTTTCTCAAGGGGACGATTTTTGTGCATTTACATTTTTATTTCCTTTATCGAATAGTTCTTTTGGAATAAAAACTCGGTGTTATATTTCTTCATTAACATTGAAGAAATTACCTGGTGCTATGAGAGCTAAGTATGAACAATTTATTGAAGAAACTAGTTTACAGGTACTTGAATGTACAGTTCTAGATATGATGGAAGTATATGAAGATCTTGATAGTTTTATAATTTCATCAAGTTATGATGTTCGTTCTGTTGGATTTGATCCCTATAATGCTAAAGAATTTATTGAAAGATGGGAAAAGGAGAACGGACCATATGCGATAGAAAAGGTTATTCAAGGAGCCAAAACAGAATCTGTTCCACTTGGAGAATTAAAAACTCTTTCAGAAGAAAGAATGTTGATATTTGACCAGGAACTTATGAGTTTCGCAATGGGTAATGCTATTACTCTGGAGGATACAAATGGTAACAGAAAACTTTTAAAAAGACGTTATGAACAAAAAATTGATCCTGTTTCGGCATTAATGGATGCTTACGTTGCTTATAAAGCAAATAAAGAGGCATTTGAATAGGAGAGAATATATGTGAATATTACAATAGAAAATTATTTAAAACATGTTGGCGTTAAAGGTATGAAATGGGGCGTTCGAAAGAGTAAAGAAAATAGTGGTAAAGGATATTCTGTCGATAAAGATGGTCGGATATCAATCGAAAAAGGTTTTATTCTTCAACGGATATATAATAAGAATAAACAGAATAGTGGAGAGTTTGGAACTAATTATTTTTCTTTTACCAAAAAAGATAACGATACTTATTTAACAATGCTTGGAGCAGGAGCACATTCTAAGATTGCTTTTATTAAAAAACTTGCTTCCGATACTATATCTCGATCGTCTGCAAAAGAGCGTTTGAAATCTCCGAGTAGAGAAGAAGCCTTTAATATTTTAAATGAGTCACTTAAAAATAGTGGTAAAAAAGGTTTTTCTGGAAGTTTTAAAGATCCTAGAGCTTTAGAATGGTATAAAAAAGAAAATGCTCGCGTGGTCAAATCAAGAAAAACTATTGAGTTTGAAGCATATAAAAAAGCTTTACTTAAAAAAGGTTTTAATATTCTTCTAGATGAGTCGGATGCGGGATTTCTATCTGAAATGCCAATTCTTGTTTTGGATGGTGGACGTTCCATCAAAAAAGTAACTATAAGTGATTTTTCAAAAAGTTCTCTTGATGCTGCAAAAAAGCGTATGTTTATGGCAGGTA